CACGTTACTAGTTGTACGTTCCGTACCCCATGTTGAATCTCCCCATAAGTATGTACCCCATCCATAACCTGCTGTTTGAAATGTTGGACCAACATTTATATAAGGATCAATTTGTGCTGAACCTGTTCCTGAAGTTGTAGCTGCAGAGTTAGATGGCATTGTAATATCAAAAGTATTTGCAGTTACATTTGATATCTCAAATGTATTATTTTCAAAATCAGTTGTTGCGTAACCTGATCCTGTTGGAACAGTAACTGATGAAAATGTAACATATCTTCCATTTGATAAACCATGAGAAGTTTTATTAACTGTTACTGTTGGAGAACCGGTTGATGCATCAAAATCAGCTCCAGTAATTCCTGTATCTAAAGGTGTAATGTCATAAAACTTATCACCATAATATAAAAACAAACCTTGTGATGTACCGATTGCTGCATACTTCTCACCAGCTAAAGATGTCCATGTATGTTGAGCTCTAGCAGCACCGGGAAGAGTTTCATTATCAATAGTTAACTGTTCCCAACCACCTATTTTTTCAGGTAGTCCATATCGAAATCGAACAAAATCACCATCAGTCCATTGAGACTCAGCTCCTGACTGTGTTATTTGTTTATTAAAACCTGGTTTAAACTGTAGTTTTTGAAGCATTATAAAACCTTATTAAAATTTATAGTATATTATATACTATTTTTCAATTTTATTAATACAAATTTATATTAAAAATTGACCGCTACTGTGATCCTGTTAAAGTCAGTTTGTTGTTTTTCCACCATATGTCTCATATAAGACCTAAATATTAATAAACTATTTTCTGTTGGTTCAAAAAAACATGTTTTATAATTTAAAGTATTAAATTCTTTTATGTTTAAAATAGGTTTCATATCTGGTTCCGTTGGATTTTCAAAAATAATCTTTGCACAATCTTTACTTGTTTTTAAAAAAAAGACTGCACTAAATGTACAGTCAGCATGGTAATGAAATTCTTGTTGGTCATTTTTATTATATACATTTAACCAAGATTCTTTAACTTTATAAAAGTTATCGGACTTGTGAGCTTTAGCAAACAAAAAAACTTTTTCTTCAATTTTATCAAAAAGCAATTTAAAATTTTTATCTTTAGTTAAGTCATAAGTATCCAAAGTATTATAAGGTTTTAGTAACCAGTTTTTACCTCCACACTCATATTTATTTTTAATATCTAAAGACAGTTTTTGTAATTTTATTAAATAATCTTTTTCTAATAAATTTATAGAATTAAAAAAAGCTTGAGGAAAAAATGTAGTTATTTGATCATTCATACTATATTAAAACTAATGACTGTTCTTTCTTTTGTTTGATTATTTTCAAATCCATGTTTTAACCAACTTGGAAATAATATCATCATACCAATTTTAGGTTCAATATAAAACCAATCAAATGAACTTTCTTTTAAATTATTTTTATGCATAAAAGATATAAAAGGATTAGGATTATAGAAATATATAGGACTGCTATTTTTATCTACATTAATATATATAACTCCTGAAATAATTGAATTTGGATGTGTGTGTGGAATTAAACTTGAATTTTTATTTTGAATATTAAACCAAGAATCTAATATTCTATTTTCTATAATTAAACCAAAAGAGTCAGCAAATTTACTTGTTTCACTATAAATTAAATTTTTTAAATCAATAACATCAAATATGTTTCCAAGTAAATGACTTGATTTAGATTCACCAGTTAACAGATCATGTGTTGAAGAATCTTTTTTTAATAGAGTATTAAAAATATTTTTACATTTATCTTTATTTAAAAAATTATCTACAGATCTTACTAATGTAGGGAATAAAAAATAATCTTTATGCCCCATTTTTTTTAAACCAAGATGGTAAACCTAAATGAGGTCTTCCATCATAAGGCACTCCATATGGATTATTTATATCGTTATAATGTAAAAAAACTTGAACACATTCATTTCCTTGAAAAGGTTCTCTCCAATGTTCTAATTCAATTCCTCTGTATATTAACATGTCTCCTGGATTTAAATTTATTTGAATACCTTTAGAATTTGAAGAGACATACACTCCATTATTATTATGACCTCCAAGTGATGCATCTGGTTCAACATAAATAGGCCAAGGGTCACCTCCTAAATTTAATGTTGTAGATATTTCACAAGATAATCTATCTTTATGTCTTTTTAAAATATGACCGTTTTTATATATTCTAGCATAAGAATAATTTTCACGAAGTAAAAGTCCAGTCGCTTGTTCCATTATAGGTTTAAAATTAACCAGCAACATATCCATCATTATATCGCCATAACAAGAATATGCTCCGGGAACTTGTTCATCAGTTTTTGTTCCAAACTCATCTTGATACTCTGAAATATAAGTATGCTTTAACATTGTATCGTAAGATTGTTCTTTATTTTTGAAATACTCAGAAAATAATTCACAATAATCTGGTTTTAAAATTCCTCTTAAAACATCAAATTTATGTCTCTGAAAATTATTCATAAATATTATATCCTTTAAGTTTAGTAATTACCTCTTCACTTAAATATTCAGAAATTTTATATTCTTGTTTTTTAATTTCATCTGTTCTTATTGTATGTAAGTCAAAATCTAATACTTCATCATCATACATAACTTCATTAAAGTTATATTGTTTCAAATTTGAAAAATCATGTTTAAATTTAGGTAATTTAAAATGTTTATAAATCTTATCTATTGATTCTTTAGTTTTATTTACTAAATCATCATATTCAATCATCAGATAATTTTGTTTAGTTTTAACAATATTTCTAGCTGATCTTATGTCTTGAATTAATTTACCATTATTTTTATTCATCAAAGTATTTAAAGTATCTTGTAAATTGCCTTTTTTTCGAACTCTCATAAAAGAAGCGACTATTTCTATGATAGGTCTATTTAATAATAAAAATTTTGGATTAGGTTCAAAATAAGTTTTTAATAATTTTAAATTGGGTACAGTTCCCCAACAACTTCTTTCAAATATTATTTCAGCTTTTGTATTATCGTAGTAATGTTCAAATATCTTTTTAATTAAATTATCTAATGTTTTATGATCTGGAAAATTTTCAAATATAGAATTTTGTTTTAACAAAAAAATAGAGTAAGCAATAGAGCCTAATAAACTATTAGGACTTACTTTTACTTTAGGATTTTGATTTAAAATAGAGCTTAATAAAGTATTTCCTGCTCTTGGTAATCCTGCTAAATAGTATATCTTTTTTTTCATTCTATCTCCTTAAAGTTTTTTATGTAAAAAATAAGTTAAAGTCAACCTTGCATCTTCTGGATTTGTCCCATGAGTATTGATTGCCATGTGCTGAGTTCCTTCAGTAAAAAACACTCCTCTATTATGAATAAAATTCACCATAGCTGTCTGCCTATATATAAAATCTTTTCCATCATCTCCTGTAATTTCATAAAAAGCTGTACCTGATTTTTCATTTGTAGGTGATAAATATATTAAAACTGTATCTCCCCAATCTCTATGAATCCAATCTTTACTATCATCCAAACGCATTTGAGCATGACCACTAATTCTTCTATACTCATCTAAGTCAAGTTCAAACTTATTTTTTATATTAGACAGCACTGCATAATATAAAAAAGGATAATCTATATCTAAAAAATTAGTTCTATACCCTGGAAAATTATTAAATGTTCCAGTTTTTTTTAAAAATTCATCTCCATTATAATATTTTAGTTTTTTACATAACTGATAATAGTCTTTTGAAAAATCTAAAAAATCGTCTACAATTTTAATCATAATAGTTAATATTTAAAACAATTCTTACAACACCTTTTTCTGATCCTATTACTCTGTGTTTTGTTTGAGAATCAAAAATTACTACTCTATTTTCTTTAGACTCTACTAATTGATCTCCTACTTCTGTAGCACCTATGTTTGAAAAATATAAAATCGCTGTCTTACAATCAAAATCGTAATCAGTATGCCAACCACATTGTTTAAATGTTCTAACTAAGGTTAAGTTTGCTCTTAACTGTATTATAGCTTTTGCGTTTAATTTTTTAATAAAAGGAGCCATATCAGAAAAAGCAAAAGATTTTGGTTCCATATCATTAAAAAAACAATGTGTAAAATAAGGGGATTCTTCTGGAATATCAGGAGTATTTTTTTCTCTGATTCTCCAAGGAAAATCATGATGTTTAATAATACTACTAATATTATTATAATCTTTTTGATCTAAAAAATTATCTATTACTTTAATCATGAACCCAACCATACCAACCAGTTACAATATATTTTTCTTGAGAAGGAGAAGCAAAACCTTTATGAGTGTGAGTCCATATTGCAGGCCATATTAATGTTAAACCTTTTTGAGGTTTTATTTTTAAGTTTTGATAAAAAAATCCTGTTTCTCCATTATCTGTAACATCATTTAAATATGTCATAAAAACAAGATGTCTATTAATAGATAGTTTAGATCCTTCATTTTCATAATGCCAAACATGGTAACCCTCACTAGGTTCATATTTTTGAATTTTAGATCCAATCCAAGTCCATTTAGTTTGTTGAATATCAGAAAATTTAAATTTATTTTTATAATTTTTACATACTTTATTAAGTTCTAAAATATATTTTTTAAATATATCACCATCATCGGCATTAAAAAGGCATTCTGTGCTTTGTTTATATTTAGGATTTTGTTTGTCTTTATCTCCAAAAGTACCTCTAAATTTATTAGGATTGTTTTCATAATATTCTTTAATCTCATCACATAAATTAACGTTAATAAATTGTTGATGAATAAAATTATTTATCTCCATGGTTTACCTAAGTGCCATGTTACTAAAGAATATCGCACTCCTCTTGTTACAGGTTTAACTTGATGCCAACAAAAAGATGGAAAAACTATAATAGATCCTTTTTTTTGAGCTTGATCTGCAACTAAGATTTGATCATCTTCTACATTGTTTCTTAAATTAAATTCTAATTCACCTCCTTCATATTCTTCTGGATGATTTAGTAAAATACTACAGGATAACTTTCTTAACTTACCTTGGTAGTTAATAGATTTATCATCTTTATAGGGTTCTGCATTACAGTCTTGATGCCAACCATAAAATTGACCTGGCTTATATTCTGTAAACTGTGCTTGTTCTGTCCAATCCCATTCATAATTCCATCCAGCGTTTTTATTTGCTTTTGCTACAAACGGATGTATCATTCTAAATATCCATTGATAATTTAACCAAGATATACTTGAGTGTCTTTTTTTATTTAATTGATTTAATTCATCTACAGTAAGTCTATCAGCTCTATCAGACATGTTTCCGATATACCCTTTATGTCTTTCTCGACCTAAACCTGTTTTTAAAACAAGATCACAAAATCTATCAGGTAAAACTCCATTAAAGTACCAATATTGATATTTTAAATTCATAACTTTCTTTTTCTATATACAGATTTTTTTAAAAAAATCTAGATTTAGTCAGGCCAGTTTCCACCAATTTTTGCTGTGTACTGAGCTTTAAGAGTCCACATTCCAGATGATCTAGAAGGTCCTGCTTGTGGTTCATTAATTAAAACTATACCATCACCACCATCTCCGCCAGGATTACTGTATTCAGCTCCAGCACCGCCACCAGTTCCATCAATACCATTTACTCCAGGTACTCCTCTACTTTTTCCGCCACCACCTGTAGATGCTCCACCGCCAGGTGTGCCTGTTCCTCCACCTGCTACATAGTAATTACTATCAGAAGGATCTTGTTGTCCATAACCAGGAAAGTATGTAGTAATATCTAAACCATCACCACCAATTCCACCAGTTCCTGGGTTATTAATTCCTGATCCAGCATTTCCATAGCCGCCACCGCCGCCACCGATTGCTCCAGGGTCTGGCTTACCGCCGCCTCCAGCATTACCTTGTCCAGGAGTTCCTGCTCCAGGTCCATTGTTAGGTGCAGGTGTACTTTGGAATCCTCTTCCACCACCGCCACCTGATCCTCCTGATCCTCCAGGTCCTGTGGGACTTGTGCTTTGTCCAGGAGGATAAGGTCTTGATCCACCTCTTCCACCACCACTTACTGATAAAGGACTGGCTGCTCCAAAAGTTGTAGAACCTCCTGGTGATTGTGGTCCACCGGGTTCTCCAGTTCCAGATCCTCCTGCTCCTACTGTTACAGGTACAGGTGATCCAGGTAAAGGGTGAGCTGCTCTTAATCTAGCACCTCCTGCTCCTCCACCGCCACCTCTATTGGCTGCTCCACCACCTCCAGCTACAACTAAAACAGCTGCTTCTGTTAAAGTAGGTGTGAAAGTTCCTGGTGCATTAAAAACTGTAATTAAATCATTGATAACAGGATCATTATCAGGACCTACAACTCCGCCTTGATTATCTAAATTGTTTTGGCCTGCTAAATCAAATCCTGCTGTTAAAAAATTTCTCATTTTATTAATCCTCCTGTACTAACCACGTTGATGTCTCTGGATCATAATACTTATCTACATCTACTCCGTCAATAGTTCTTCCACCTTGATATCTATTATTTTCTGGAGCATATCCCCAATATAACATATCTGAAGGTAAATTATTTTCATCATAAGGTAATGATCTTCCTTGATCATCAACTGTAGGTATAGGTAAATTTGGAACCCAATTATACTCATCATCTAAATGATATAAATTATAGTAATCTGGATTAAGTGAACCTATAAACTTATTTGCTGTTCCTGGAAATCCTGGAATATCAGTAGTATGCCATGTCATACCAGGACCTGCATATCTTCCTCTTAAATTTGCTCTGTCTGTACCATGTTTGAAAGTTTGTTTCCAAGAAACACCGCCTTCAGAGTGAGAAAAATTGTCTTCACACCATTGTTCACCAACAGCATCATTACCTGGAACAACGTGTTCGTCTGCAACAATCTCAACTCTTAGTACTATGTTTTCAGAATTTAACTCTGCAAAGTAAGCCATACCTTAAATGACCTCCTTATTAGCTTAATTCTTCGTAATTTATTGTAATTACTAAATCTGAATCTGCACTAGCTCCTGCTTCAATATTATCCCCTTCTTCAAGATATATAGAAGTATTTTTATCTACAACTACTAAAGTAGAATCAGCTGGAACAGCGATTGTACTTGCAATTGCAATAGGTGAACCACCTGACTTAGTGATAAACACTGAAGCGTCAGCTGAGTTTGTACCATCAATATTTGAAACAATAATATTGTTTATTTTGTATACTTTACCTGAAGCTGCTGCGTTAGCAAGAATTTCAGTTGTTAAAGTAACAGTCAAAGCTGCTTGTACAGATTTAGCAGTAATCGTACTTACGTTTACTAGATTTGGTGCTGCCATTTTTTATCTCCTTATTTTACCTTTTAACCGAAAACTAATGCCATTGCAATAGCTTTTCCAGTTGTTGCTAATCCATTTCCATTAGCCTGAACTTCTCCAGTGCCTTTTGGAATTAAATTAATACTTATATTTGTATCATCTCCCACAGCTGATATTGTTGGGTTACTACTAGTAGCAGCATTACCAACTTGAATATGGTTAACTGCGGAAGCTGTTTTTGAAAAAATTAATTGTTCATTTGATGAGTCATCTAAAATACCTTTAGTATCATCTACTAAAATATTATTTCCATTAGTATCTAAATTTCCAGACAACTGTGGAGTGATGTCTGAAGATAAATCTGTAAAAGCTGTATCAATAACATCAGTACCATCTGAATAAACCATTTTAGTACCTTTGTCAGTTGCTGCCCAAGTTACACCTGAGCCAGAAGTTGTTTTAACAGTTACAGTAAATGCACCTATAGTTGCGTTTTCAATAACGTAAGTTTTTTCAACTGAATCCGGAACAACTACGTTAATTGCACCTGCAATTGTTCCTGTTAATTTAATTACTGCATCTTTACCATTTGATAAAGCACCGTTTGAATAAACTAAAGTTGCACCAGAAGTAACTGCAATAGAA